GCAACATGATTTGCGGGTCGCTCCCCTGGCCCGTGGTGAGGCCGCGCCCGGTTTCCATGTCAAGTTGTGCAGCGCGGTAGGTGATGCGCTCGCGGTTCTTTGTGACGTGTGGCGTCCGGCGCAGCCAGCGGAGCGGCGAGACGTCATCGGCGTAGACCGACGGCGACAGGCGGTAAATCTTGCTGGAATCCTGGCCGCCGATCAGATGCTCACCGCGAGCCGTCACCGTATGCACGAGGCCCCGGAAGCCGTCGTACTCGCCGGTCTCGGAGTGCCACGTCAAGCGCTCGTGCCATGCGCCCGTGGTCGTATCGAAGACCCAGGTCTTGCGCTCAGACGGAAAACTGAGCTGGTACCACGCGTGCCCTTCCCAGAGGATGCCGACGCCGACCGCGTCATCGACGACCGCGTACTCGGCCCAGGCCTGCTCGATCGCGTGCGTGCTGATCGGCTGCGCGGTGTAGCCGTTCAGGCGATACGCGGTTCGTCCGCCCTGTGCCGACTGCCCGAGCCAATGGAAAGTGTTGCCGACGTTGGCCCCGCTGCGCGCCGCTGCCGAGCCGACCTCGAGAAACACGCCATCGCGCGGCACGAGCGGATACAGCGCGCCTTGATTCGGGTCGTTGTACCAAGCCTCGCTCGTCGTCTCGCCAAAAACGAGCAAGTCGCGATGATTGACCCCGAGCGTGATCGTCCGGTCGGCGCCCATCGACCGTTGCTGCACGTCGATGGGGTCCCAGGACGTCAAGTCATTCAGCGCGGAGAGCGCGATCGTGGACGTCGAGGCCGCGAGCGCGACGCCGTAGTTATCGATAAAGACGGCCACGCGCGACGGCGGAAACGACGTCACCGGCAGGAAGATGCCGCCCGGGTCGCTCAGGTCGAGCACAAAGAGCAGGCTATTGCTGACGATACCGACTTGGCTCCCGGCTTCCCCGTTCGTGAGAAACGAGACCGCGCGCCCGTCATCGCTGACCCCGCTTTTGTTCGTGACGGTGTAATTGGCTTCGTCGATCTCGTAGGCCGCCGAGCCGCCCACGGCAAACGTACGCCCGTTGATCGACTTCAGCCCGCGTACCGGCCCTTCGGCGAGTTCGGCGACCTCTTCGTACCCGGGACACAGCCGCAGGACCCAGCCGGCGGCGGTCTGTTCGGGATACAGGTTCACCGTCCGCGCAACGGAGATATTCGCGGAGCGGTCCTTATCTGTGCCGCCAGCGAAGCCGTCGAGCGGGAGCATCGGCATCTTAAAATCCGCGACGGTAATCGAACCCGCCGCGCGGGGAACCGCCAGGCATGCCCGCATCCCATGTGCAGATAGGCGTCGGCGGGCTCGGATTCGCCATGCCGGCCGAGAGCCGACTATCGCGTGCCGCCTCGAGCAACTGCGCCGACGGCGTCGCGCCGAACGCAGGCGCGAGTTCCAAGGCAAGATTCGTCACGACGAACCGGCGATACCCCTTCGGCAGCACGAGCTGAACGTTGACGTCCGCCACTTCCGTAATCGGCGTCGGCACGTACAGCACGCCCGTAACCGTCGAGACCGGCCAGAGCGTCAGCGCGGCCGTCACGCGGTTGTAGTGGTAGCTGGTCGGGTTCCCCGTGAGCGTCTTGTCCGGAATCGCCGCGTACTCGTCGTCGGTGAGCGCGCCGAGCAAGATTTCGAGCCCGGCGCTATCGAGGTACCCGACCTGTTGCAGCAGCGAGGGCGTCCCGGTGACCGTGAGCAGGCCCGCGGTAATCGTGGGCGTCGTCCGCGTGACGGCCGCCATTGCGAGGCGTTCGGTCCCGAGCTGATCCACCCAGGCGTTGAACTTGTTGAGGCCTTTCAGTTGGTCGCCCGCGTCGAGTCCTTCGCCGGGGTCGTAGACCTCGAGGTCGGTCAACGCCTCAACGATGGCGTCGAGCAGGGTCATCTACCGGCCCCGCTTCTTCGCCGCCGCATAGTCAGCAGCAGACGGCTCCGGCTCCGGCGCGGGCGTCTCCGCGACAGGGTCCGGCGGCACCTCGATCGACCAGCCATCCGCGAGCGCCGCGTCGGCCTGCTCCGGCGTGTCGACGTGCAGATACGCGCCGTGCGGCTTATGCAGATGTCGCGGGTATTCCAGTCCGTAAATGTCCATCTGGGCCCCTTTCGTAAAACGCCGTTGCCGCGCGTCCCGCGTGCGAGCGATGTCGAGGAGTAAGAGTCGGTCCTCTGCGCTGACGGTCATCGGTCACCGATGCGAGGAAAACGGGGGCCACTCGGAACCGCGCTAGTGCGCCAGTGGCCCCGTGAGAAAACTACGCGACCGCCGCGGCCGTGATGCCGAATGAGTAGAGGTTCCACGAATCCGACGTGGCCCCGTCCTGGCCGTTCACGCCCGTGCAGATCATTAGAATCCGCCGCGCGGTGAGCGTCGCCATGGTGAGCACGGAGACGACCGTCACGGGCGTGAAATTCGTCACACCGGTATTGATCGCCAGTGTTGCCGTGGCGTCCCCGTAGTTGATGATGTCGAGGTAAATCGCCGTGCCGACCGCGACGCCGGGAATCCCCGCGTTGAGATCCGTTGCCGTCGGGACTTTCAACGTCTGCGCGTCGTCGCAGTTGAGCGGCAGCATCCCTTGCTGCATTTCGGCCGCTGTCAACGTGCGGACGCCGCCGCCCGTGGTGAGCGTGATCACGGTCGGGACGAATTTCTGCAAGACGAGGCCCGAGAGCAACTGCCCGTGACGTTCCGGTGTGCGTCGTGTACCAAGTGCCATGTGTCCACTCCTTGAATCACTGATCCGAAAACGGCCCGGCAGGCAGTGACCCCGCCGGACCCAGGTGAACTAGCCGCAGGCGACCGCGACCGCGCAGGCGTCGTTGTAGAAAACGCCGTTGCCGATCATCACGTCGAACCGGTTGATGAACTTCGATTCGCGCGAATCCCACTCCCGAATGAACCGCACCGAGATCCCGCTATCGGGGTCTCGTTTCTGCGACACGAGTTCGACGCTGGACGATTTCGGCTCTTCGAGTTCCGCGCCGACGAGCGCGAAGGCGTTGCGGTGGAGCGCGATGCCAACCTGTCCGAGCTTGCCGTTGGGCGACGACGTGCCCGGCCACATGGTGACAACCGCCGAGGCGACCGGCAGCGCGTCCACGTTCTGATACTGCGACCCCGGCCCATACATGGGCGGCGAGAACGCGACCGTGGCCGACGAGGACACCGCCGTGACCGAGGCGGTGACGGTGAACGTTTTCGCTGCGGTGCCGAACGTCCGGCGCGTCTGCGGATGCACCGGCAGGGACGCCGCAATGGAAAACTTGTCGCCCTTGAGGAACGTGTTGCCCGTCGTGCAGGTAATCGCGATCGACGAGATCGCCGCCGTGCCGGTCTGCGTCGTGGTGACGGTGGGCGAGGTCGTCGTGCCGGCCAGGTGCCGATAGAGCGACATCGACTCGTACCACTCGAAGCCGTCCGAGGTCCCGACAATGCCGCGCCGGAACTGCTTCGAAATGTCCGCCACGGGGTTGAACAGGCCGATATTCGTGGTTTTGATCGACCGATGGACGGCCGGCGGTACGATCATCGCGCGCTCGCCGGAGTCGGGACACCCGAGCTCCTGCATGATCTGACGCGCCGCCGCCGAGGTCGCGTCGTACGTGGTCGGATTCGTCTGAAGAATGCCGACGACTGACGCCGCGTTCTGATACGCGAACAGGGCGCAGCGCGAATCGATCTCCTGCGCCAGTTGCGACATCGCCGGGTCGAGAATCTCCTTGGCGACCTTTTCTCGGCCACGCGGGGCGCGAAGATACGCCTCGGCGCTATCCCATTCGAAATCGATCCCGAACGGCTCGTAAAACTCAATCGTCGCGTGCCGACGGTTGATCGTCTGCGGGTTGTAGGGCAGACCATTCCGCACGGTGAACTGCTGCGGGAACGGCACACGGATCGCGTCACCGACCGGGAAACGCTGCTTGAACTCCTTGTTGTAATCCGTGTTGAAGAACTGCGAGACCGCGCGCTTGCTTTCGAGGAGATCCAGGCTCTCCATCGCCAGCCAATCGGCGTAGGCAAAAGTGTTCGGCATCGAACTACCTCAGAGCCGCCACACGCTGGCGCAGTCGCGCCGCGCGATAGGCCGCCACGTCGTCATTCGCGACCGCCGCATCCGCTTCGTCCGTCGGCTCCGTGGTCTTCGTGCCGAGCGTGGTCGGGGGAGGCGATGCGCTCGTGACAGGTTTCGGGGGAGTGGGAGCGGCCTTCTGGCGGCTCTCCAGACGCCCGATCGCGCGGTAGAACTCACCAACCGAAGTCGCGTATGCCTTCGTAAGCTGTAGTTCGACGGCTGGATCGGACAGGATTTCGATCAGTGAGACGGGGTCGTCGGACATGACGACCGCCTCGGCGACGTGATTCCCGAGCGTCGGGGCCTGTCCGGCCGGAAGTTGGCCGAGCGGGCTCAGCGACAAGATTTGCGGGTTGAGCTTGGCGACGCGATCCGGGTCGGCCTGCTTCGCGGCGGTCCAGCGGTCGGCGTGCTTGCCCCACGCCTCGACGTGCGCGCGTTTGCGCGCGTCCTCGGCGCGGGCCTGCTCGGCCTGTTGCTGCTGGGCGACGGCCGCGGCTTGCCGCTGCTCGTATTTCCAGTCGGCGAGGTCCTCGGTGAAATCCGCATAGGTTGCGTATTTCGTCCCGATCTCGTCCTCAGTCGGCTTCTGGCGAGCAGGCGCGGCGGGCGGCGGCGTCGGCGGCGGCGCGGTCGCAGCTCGCAGACGGGCATTCTCGGCACGGAGGTCAGCGGTCGCTTGCTCGACGGCTTGCCGCGTGCGCTCGTTCGCCTCCTGCTGGCGCTTCGACAGAGCGCGCGGTTCCTCGGGCTTCGGCGCCGCATCTGGCGCGGGAGTCTCAGGAGTCGCAGGCTCGGCGTCGTCCTCGGACGCTGGCGCGGCTGGCAGCGGTGTGCCGGTGCGTTCGGCGAATCGCGCGGCGCGATACGCGGAGACATCACCAGACACGATGGCCTGCTCCGCCGCCGATGACGCTGCCGTGGTCTCAGGCTGCGCGGGTGCAGACTCGGGGGCGGTTGGAGCGGGTGTCTGTGGTTCCATAAACGCAAAAAAGGCGACCCGTCAACGCGGAATTGCGTTGAAAGAGTCGCCTTGCGCCATTGCCCGGTCAGGCCGGGTTGGTCTTCAGGCCGTATTCAGTTACGTGCTCTAGCTAGTGGTCTATGTCTTACGCGAAGCCACAGGATTATTCCCCCTGCACGAATCGCCGCGAACCACCAGCTAGAACCTTGTCCGGTCGCGCCCGGTCGGTCTTCAGGGTCTATTCAGTTAGTGCGGCCTCAGCCCTAGCCGCCGTGCCTGCCCTACCTTAACCGCTAATCACAGGTTCCAGCCCTGGTCTGTCAGGTCGCGCCCGCAGCCGCGCGAGCGTGAACTAGGCGTCAAGTCTGCGTCGAACGGTCGCGTTTGTCTAGGACTATCGTTTCTGGCTTCGCCGGGATCTCGACATGGTTCGGCCGTCCCTGCGCGAAGTGTAGGATCACCGGCCCGGTGTACTGCTCGCGGTGGAGCCGTTCCAGCAAGTCAGGAAACGACCGAGAGGCCGCAAGCTCGCGCAAGCGTTCCTCTGCCCCCCACTCTGCAATCACGTTTCGGTGCCGGCTCACGACTCGGGCTCCTTCGCCTGCCAGTGCCGCCCGGTTTGTGACGCAAGCGACCGCCATTCACGCTCATCGATCGGGTCGTTGGACACGCCAACGATATGAGTCGGCTTGTAGCCGATCACGCCTCGACCCCTCCCTGCTGCGCCTGCTCCGCGAGTTGCGCCTCGTGCGCCTGTTGCGCCTGTTGCGTCTCAACGGCCATCTGCCGATCACGTTCGGCGGCCTGGTCGGCGTGCTCGCGCTCAAGGTCGCCCTCCACCATCTGGGCCTGAATATTGAGCGCCTGCGCCTCATGCTGCGCCGCGTGCGTCGCCTCGGTCTGGTAGCCCTTGATCGCGGCGTTGATTTCCGCCACACGGATCGTCGCCGCGTTCTTCATCTCCTGGAGCGTGATTTGGAGCTTGGCGTTGACCTCGGCCTTCTGGATTTCGGCCTGTGAGTCAATCTGCGCCTTTTCGATGGTCGCCTGTTGTTTCGCC